CCCATGTCACGGCAGTCCTGAGCCTCAGAGCCGGGACTTTCCGCACAGACCACATTTCCGCTCGCCGGACTGCGTCCCATCTACTTTGTCTTCTTGACGTCTATCAGAACCGTCCCGTCTTCATGCTCGCTGTAAGGCGGAAGGCATTCCTCTATTTCGATCATTAGAGGAAAGGTCTCCTTCCGAACACAACGAGGCACGAGAAACGGTCGACGAGTCTCAGCCCAAGTCGGCCTCGTCACCCGACAACGTTCCCCAAACCTCGAAAGGTAGGGGGCGAAGTCAGGCGAAGAAGGCCTAATTAACGACATCTTGAGCTTAAACTCGAGTTCGGACCGTCTACAACGGGAAGCGAATTCCACGCCCCACTTCCATGCTGCCAGCTCCATTGCACTAACCTTCCTGTCTTCTTTCCTTAACGTACCCGGATCGACAAATGTGCAGCCGTCACGAGGGACGACTACGTTGTGATCGGGGCCTAGCTCTGGAAGAACTTCAGAAGGCCTGTCCATTCGAAGGTTCCACTTTCGAGTCAATCGCCACGCAAGTTCACCACGGAAACCCAGTTCGCAGGTCGTCAGTCTGTAAGATTTAATAGACGGAAGATGCCATCTAAAAAACTCAAAACCGGCACGAAACCTGCTGGGCCCGTGGATTCCTCGAAGGAAATCCTCGTAAGTCCGGCAGAGAGAAGTAATGTCACCACACTCCCTAAGCATACCAAAGCGCAAAGTCTGGCGCACTTTATATTTTCCCTTTTCGCGTACTACTAAGGTCGAATTAAGTGAACCGTATTCGGCCGATACACTCGTTTTTGTCCTCTCGACTTCGAGACCTAACTGCGACACTACGTCCATCCAATGCTGAGAGAACTCAGGACTGGAACGGAAAAGTATGTCGTCGCCGTTGATCTTACATGGCATATCCTTCCCTCCTGCCCACAAAAATGCCATCCTATTCTGGATACATAAAAGTGGAAAGGAGAGATAGGAACCCATCATCTGACCCATGGAAGGGACGAAGTCGAGATCGTTTTCAAGGCTATACAAGTTAGGCCGCATTATGTCTAAAGCGGCTCTCATGATCGACTGCGGTACAGAAACCGTAGAGGAAAGGAGAGTCGCGATAGCCATCTCGGCAACCTCAATACTGAGGTTGTCGGTAGCAG